CCGCTCGGCATACCGGAACAGCAGGCCGACATGCTGGCTTTCCAGCACCGGGGCGCTGAAGGTTATGGTAATGGAGCCGGTAAGTGCAGAAGGCGTCATCGTGACGCCGAAATCGGCGAACCGGTAGAACGGAATTCTGGTCTCGCCGCTAAGGCCGATCAGGAACGAAAAATCAGCGATGGACCATGTACCGGCATCGGAATCGTAGGTGATCACCTGCGTCGGCATGGACCGGTGCGTGACGTAGATTTCCTTCTCGTTCAGCTCCCAGTCCAGTTCCGGAAGCATCCCGAGCGTCCACGGCGCCGCAAGGTCGCTGACCACCGCCCCGGTCAGATCGCGGGCGACGAACCGGTTGGCCTTGAGGGTCACGTCGAATTCGATCTCGGAGACCGGCGAGACGCGCTCGTTGAGCCCGGTTTCGTAATAGCGGATCCTGCGGCCCTGCCGGCGGGTGATGCCCTTGACGTCCAGCGGGCGCGTATTGAGCGCCTTTTTCAGCCCCGCCTTGTGGATATCGACGTCATCGCGGCGTTCTGCATCGGGATCCAGCTCTCCGGCGGAGAAATCGCGTTGCGGCTCGACTGCCTTTGGGATCGTCATCCACGGCGCCTCCGGCGGGCGGCACCGATCGCGGAGCTGAAGCGGTTACGGCCGGGGTTTTCCTGCCCCGTATACGGCCGCGCCTCGGCAAGCCGCGCCTCTGCCATCGCATCGCGGTCCTTGGCCTCGTCGAAATCCTCGTTGAGCGCGCGAAGGATCCCGGCTTCCGTCATCAGCCGCAGCACGGTTTCGGCCTGCGGGTGCCATGCGGCGTCGGGCGGCGCATAGACGAACCGGGCAATCAGCGTTTCGTTGACGTTCGTGCACACATGCCCCGACATGAGCTCGTAATCGGTCAGCGGATATGTCGACGGCAGATTCGTCGTTGTGGCCTGGCGCAGAACGACCCGCAGATGCAGGATTTCGCCGGGCAGGGCGTAGGCAAATTGATGGCTCTGGCTCGGATTGTTCGCCGCCGGAACCTGGCTGATCACTTCCTCTTTGGTGGCGAACGGCCATTTGTGCCGGCTCTGCAGATCGGCGATGGCGGTTTCGAGCGCCGTCTCAGCCGCGATCCATTCGTCGGTGCCGTCATCGAGGTTGACTGTCCGGTTCGCCGTCAGCTGCAGCGCCCGATTGATGATGGTGAGCCTGTCCATGACGGCACGGTGCGCAGATCAGGAAAATCCTGCAACGCACCAAAGAAAAGCCCCGGCGAACCGGGGCTGCAATCGCAAGTCAGGGAGGAGACCTCAGCCGGACGTCTCGGCGTCCTTCTTGGCCGGTTCGGTTTTCTTCGCGGCGGGCTTCTTCGCCTCGCCTTCAGCCTCGCCTTCAGCCTCAACGGCAACGGGCGACTGCGAGGACCATTCTTTCGGATGCGCCTTCAGCGCGCGGCGCGCGTCCACGGCGTCCATCGTCGCCGGTTCGCCAGTATCGCGATTGTAGATGGTGACTTGTCTCGGCATCTTGTCCTTCTCCGATCAATCGTTTCCGATCAGTATTTGACGACTGCCCAGGCCGTGAAGTCGATCGACGGCGAAGTGCCGCCAACGTCGACATAACAGCGGATATATTTGTAGGGCTGATCATCCTGTTCGGTCGGGAACGGCAGCTCGTACCGGCCGATCGTCGAATCCTGCGCGCCACCCTTGCGGGCGGCCGTCGCGCCGAGGTTCAGCATCGCGAGGTTCTCGATACCCGAGGCAAAGCCGGAATCGTTGGAGCCCTGCACGATGATGTTGTACTCCTCATCGGCGTTCGCGATATCGATCGCCGTGACGTCGATCAGCATCACCATTTCGGCCCGGCCGGCGCCGACGTCCTTGATGACGTTGGCCGCGGCAACCTGCGTCACCCCGTCAGCGGAGATCGCGCCCGCATCCTTGAAGTGAAGTTCCTTGTCGGGCGTGTAGGTTCTCTGGCCCATGTTTCAATCCCCTTCGTTCAGTGTCTCAGGCTGCCGCTTACTTGACGAAGGCGGCGTCGGTGATCGAGGTCAGCCGCGTCATGCAGAACGGGTGCTCGTCGACAAGGCCCACGTCCCAGGCAAAGTGCGTCCGGTAGGTGATGCCGTTTTCCAGCAAGCCCTTGTCATCGAAGTCCATCGCCCGGATTTGGATGGCGAAGACGCCATCGTCGCCGAAGCTGACAATGAAGATCGACGCGGTGACGGCGGCGCCGCCGCCCTGGCCGACTTCGTTGTACGGCAGGATGACGCCGTGCTTGTCGCGCGGATAGCCCCACAGGATCGGCAGACCGGCGTAGGACATCTTCACCCCGCCGACCTGATCCCAGGTCTGGATGACGAAGCCGGAAAGCGTCGTGTCGCGCGCCGCCTGGATGAACCGCGGCTGCATGTCGCGCGAGGCGATGATGTGCGACGGCTGGTATGTGTTCTTGATGGCGTTGTCGAGATTGTAGAGGGACAATGCCGCGCCGCCGGAGGCGGTCGAATTGTGAAGCAGCCGCTCGCCGGTGGCGCGCTGTTTCAGGCCGTTGAATTCCTTGACGTTCGTGGTGTTGTCGCCGGCCAGGAACGTATCGGTCCACAGCTTGCCGGCCGAGGCCATTGCCAGCCGCTCCTGCTTGGCGCGGCGGCTCTGGCCGTGACGGTCGACGATCGCGCGGTCGACGTCGAGGTCGTGATCGAGGATGAACGAGCTTTCCTGGAACGGCGAGATCGTGCCTTCGCCCGACGTGCCAGCCTCGTTGATGGCGCGGAAACCGAGCACCGGCAGTTCTTCCTCGCGATACCCCTCGTAAACGCCGGAGCCGCCAACGCCCTCGAACCGCAATGCGGAAAAGATATCCGAGGATGCCGCAAAGGTCTCGACAAGCGGTCGCTCGATCGAGTCCTTCTCAAGCCCCTTGGCGTATTCAGGAAGCGTCATCGTGTCCATAATTCAATCCCCTATGCCGCTTGTCGCTTCTTCGCCTGGATCTCGCGGGCGCGCACCAGGCGCTGATCCGGGCTCATTGCCTCATATTCCTCGTCGGAAATCTCGTCCGTCTTCAAATCGCGGTCGCCGCCCGACGGCTTCGGCGTCCCGCCCTTGGCGACAGCCATGATCTTTTCGAACGCCTCGACCTGCTTCTGCGTGAACAGTGTTCCGAGAAGCGCGCCGGCATGTTCCGTGCCGACCGTCGCCGCAAGCCAGGTCTCCACCGCGTCGATCCGCGCGTCGGCCTTGCTGCCGAGCGCCTTCTTTTCTTCCGCCAACCGCTCGTTCAGCTTTTCCGCTTCCGCCGCCTGGAATTTGTGATCCAGTTCCAGGAGCTGTTCGAACTGGGCCTGCGACAGATCGTTCTCGTGTGCGAATTCGCGCGCCACGGGCAGGCGCGGGTCATCCGCGTTGATCTCCACCGGGTTGTCCGGATCGGGCTGCTCGAAGCTGTCCGGCAGCTTCAGTTCGTAGCCGTCGGCATTCTCCGGCACCTGGGCGGCGTGCGAATCGCGCTCCGCCTTGAAAGCGGCGAGCTCGTTGCGCTGACCGAGAAGGCCTTCGACGTCGACGCCGGTCTCTTCATTCCAGAAATCATCCGGCAGATTGTCCGGCCGCTGCGGCGTATTATTCTCGCCCTGCTGGCCCTCGGCGCCGGCTCCCTGGTCGCCTTGCTGCTGCTGGTTCTGTTCCTGGCCCGGTTCGTCCGACATCCACTGACCCTGTGTTTTCCGCCAAATTGATCAAAATCAGCGCAAGATTGCGCCGCCCTCGAAACTCCTGCAACGCACTGACTTCCGGACCCTCCTTTTCGTAGAGGATCGCGTGCAGCGATTCCTGCATCAGGCGGCCTTCAGGCGTGGCGAATGCCCGCCGCCAGGCGTTCTGGACGTCTTCGTCCTTGAGAGAGAGTTTCGGTTTCATTGTTCCCCGCCAGGCTGTTCGGCGCCCGCGGTCGCGGCGCCCTGCAGAATGCCGGCGACCAGCTGCTCGACGCGGTTCGGATCGCGAAGTTCGACAATCTTGTCGCCGAGTTTCTTCTTGATGTTCTCGATCGTGCGCAGCTCGTCGATCGCCGCCGCGCTGGTCTCCGGCATCAGACCCTTGGCGATCTCAAGCAGCCGGACCGCGATCTGGACGTCGAGCTGTTCCTGCGCCTGCGCCGCCGGATTGTTCGGCACCAGCGCGATCGCCTTGCCATCGCTCTCGATGTTGAATTCGTCGAGACGCCCGCGCTTCTCAAGCAGATATTCATAGCGCTTGAAGACGGCCGCCGGCCCTTCGTCGAAAAACTTCTTGCCTGGCGTGCCGATGCGGCGCTGCGACAGCACCATTTCGTCGACCCACTGCGTTGCCGTCGGCGGGGTGTCGCCGCGCTGCTGCGGGTAATCGGCATAGAACTGGCGCCGGATCCTGCGCTCGATATCGGCCAGCGTGTAGAACCCGATATCGGCATCGCCGCTGAAATAGAGCGGTACGAAGTCCCGGCCGGAACCGGGGCGCATCGGATAGGCCATGCCCGATTCGATGCCCTGCTCGAAGTTCACCACGCCGTCGTCGGGATAGCCGATCGATGGATTGACCGACTGGTCGGCCCGGTCCTGCGTTGCCATCGTCAGCGCGTCGAGCACCCGCAGGTTCGGCAGCGAGGCGATCGCCGGGCCGTTCCCCCAGGGCTGCAGCGCGTGCGGCAGGAAGCGCATGACAATATGCGGGCATGCTGCCTCGCCTTCCAACCGGTCACGCCAGACAACTTCGTCGCATACGGTGATCTCGGCCTGCCAGATGAAATCCTCAGTCACGTTCCAGTCGCGCCAGTGGCCCCATGCGACCGGGTAGAATTCGTTGGCCTTGGCGCCGATCTTCTTGCGAATTTTCTCCGGAAGATCGATGCCCTTCAGGATGTCGGGGATCTGCCGACCTCGAAGATGGCGGACAATGAACCGGTCATCGACGCGGCCGTCAGGCCCGAGATTGATCTCCGTTTCGCGGATCGGATGATGTTGCACATGGATCGGATCGAAGCCGTTTGGCTCGTCGACCCACAGCGATACGGTGCCGACGGACAGGTCGGGAACGAGCGCCGTGCCGATCTCGGAATTGAAGTTCGACGCCCGGATGCCGCGGAAGATCGCGTCGTCGCGCTTTCTCACATCTTCCTCGACCGCCTTGAACCGCTCGTCCGGCACGCCCTCGCCCGCGCCGCTTTTCGCCCAGTTCAGATGCTCCGGGAAGAACCCGTTGATGACCTCGGTGGCAAAATCGACCGACACTTCCGCGCCGATATCGGTCGCCAGCGTGTCGGCGTCCTTTTCGACCGTCTGTGAAGGTTTCGTCTGCGAAAGCACCTGACGCGCCAGGCGCGGGTTGGTGAAGAAATAGGCTTCCTGCAGATCGAGCTGGATATCCGACTTGTGGGCGCGGGCCGCCTGCAACCGCTCCTTGAAGCCGTCATGGTCCTTCTTGTCGAAGGCCATCAGCGTTTCTTGCCTGACAGCGGCGAACCCAGGGACGTGCCGGCGAGCGCGTTACGGGCGCCGAACTGGCGCACCAGTGCATCGGTCAGCGACGACACACGGTCCTGTATCGATTCCTGCTTGTCCGCCCGGGCCGCCTGGCGCTGGCGCTTCACTTCCGGATCCGGCTTCGGCGCGCTGACCATGAATATCCCCGCTCACAATGGTTCCACCGTGGGCCAGACAATCGCGGAAAAACGCATCGGGACGCAACGCACTGGATTTGACGCCGGTCAGATGCGCCACCTGCGGCACGCACCAGGCGCCCAATTGCAGCCGGCGCTCGAAATGCGCGAACGGCGGAATGACGGAGACGATCGTCGACCTGAAGGAAAGCGCTCCGATCAGATCGTCGGCCGCCTCGTCGGGAACGACCAGCACCTGGGATTGCGCATATGTCCAGGAATAGAACAGCCAGCCATCGACCGATTCCACGTAGCCGAAGGCCGAGACATGCCGGAACCGCTGCCGCCAGGTCAGCGCCCGCGCCAGCCGGAGCGGGCTGTCATGATGGAAGACGACGAACCACCGGAGCGGCCGGCACATCACTTCCGGCAGGGGCGGCGCCAGCGATTCAACCCGCAGCATAGCGGCGCAGGCCCTTTTTCTTTTTCGCGTACCGCACCGGCTGCGAGCGTCCGCCGACCTCGCCCCGCGTCATCGAACGGCCCTCGCCGGCGCCGAGCATCATGTACTGCAGCGCATCGCAGACGTCGCTGTACTTGTCCTTGACCGGCTTCGGCTCGCTCATGGCCAGGTTCGCCGTCTTCTGCATGTGGTACCCGCCGGCCATACCCACCTTCAGCGTCCGGCAGGCCCAGGGATCCAGCAGGAACCGCGGCAAGCCGTTCGACATGCCGCGCAGCACGAAATCGACGGCATCGATGCGGGTCTGGATATTGTTCTGCTTGACCGGCGCCGGATGCACGATCATGCCGTGCGAGCGGTAGACCTCGTAGGCTGTGGTCTCGTCCGTCTGCACGCCGTCCTGGCCCTTCGGATCGCCGTAAATCTCGATCTCGAACCCGTCATAGTGCTGCGTCAACACCCGCTGCACCTTCGGCGCGAATTCCGAGGCGCCCTCCGCCCGGCCGATCAGCTCGCGCTGGATCGACCAGCGGCCGTTGATCTCCTGGCCGAACACCGCCGCCGGGTTGCGCCCGAAGTCGAGCCCGACGAACACCTTCCAGCCCGGTATCGGCTTCAGCGCCGCCTTCGCCACATGGGTTTCGAGGCTGAAGTTCTTCCAGACCGGATCGCCCTCGACGTAGATCGTGATCCGGTTCATCAGCCGCGAATCGATCCACTGCTTCGACTTGCCGAACCGCTTTTCCTGGTAGAAGCCCGGTTTCAGCCAGATCACGTTTTCCGCGTCCGGGTTGACGTCGTAGCCGGCGATCGAGCCGTCGGCCGCCTTCTGCTCGATCAGCGCTGGCGGTTGCACAAAATAGGACCAGTTCGGCGGCTGACGGAACGCCTGTCGTTCGTCCTCGCTCCAATGGTCGGGGAACGGCACCTCGCCCATCATCAGCGGCACCCAGTGATCCTCGTTCGGCGCGTTCATGTCGCCGAGCACGCCGTCCCATCGGCAGCCGCCGTCTTTCACCGCAGGGAAACGCCCGGTCCGCGATTCCGCCTCGTCGACCAGCGCCTTGTCGATGAACTCCAGCTCGTTGAACCAGAACCCCGTCACCTCGAGAGAACGCATCTTGCGCACGTCATCGGGCGAATCGAGCGCAATGAACCAGACTTCCATCTCAACGTCGGCGATCTTGACGATATGCCGGAACGGCCGGTCCCAGTAGAAGCGGCCGTAAACGTCCTCGGGGAACCAGTCGAGCCAGGTCTTGACCGTCGTGCCGCGCAAATCCGGGAACGTGTTGCGCACCACGACCCACCTGGTGCGTCGAACCCCGTCGGGCCCGGGATGCTGCGCCATCGCCAGCTTGAAGATCTTCATGCAGCAGGCCGCCGACGTCCCGGACCCGATCGGCCCCCGGATCAGCGAAACGTGGCTCTCGTCGGCAAGGAAATGCGCCAGAACGCGCCCGGCCGGCCGGTAGATCTTCTGCCCGGTCTTGGCGTCAGTCTCGATCTTTGGAGGGTCGGCAAGGGCGATTTCGCTCATGCCCGCACAATGCCGGACCAGTCAGCTGCTGCAACGCACTAGGTTGAGCCGGTCAATCGTTAACAAATGATTAATGTTAATCTGTGGTTAACCATAACGGTGTACAAGTGATATCAGATTTTGATCAGGTATTTAGGATTATCCTGTGGTTAAGTGTGCTATTCGGCGGTCAATCGGTTGTTTCGACAATTATCTGTGCAAAGCTGCTGAAATGAAAGGGCGAGTCTGCTGACAGACCGCCCCTCCATCTAACGTCGCCACAATGTGGGGCCTGGCAGGTTCGCCGGATGGGACCCTAGTCAAGTACCGCCGGTCGGTTCGAGTCCGACCAGGTCCACCGCATTGTGACAACGCAAGTGAACAATGTCTGTATTAGGCACTTTTGTGAAGGCCGATCGTAAACATTACATTAATTATACATTAATTTTTCGCCAATGGTGAACAATTACTCGTCCCCGCACCAAGCCCTTTCCAGCTGGTGAGATCTCAGACGAAGCCCACCGATCGTCTTCGTCACGTCCTCGACGCCTTCCATTCCTGTCGTCACCGAGCCGTCGGCATGGTTGACCACAGTCGAGATCCCGCACATCTCACCTGCCTCGGCCATGATCAGCAAATTACGGCAATATTCGACAACCGCCGCGTTCGCCCGCCCAGGGGTCGCGATTGGCTGCCCGTGCATCCCGATGACATTCGACGTTTCGTCGCTCATGTAGGCCTCGATCCATTTTCCGGCGCCGGCGGTCTCCCAGTGGCTTCATGGGTGAAAATATTTCCAGCCCGCAAGTTCCAGCAGCCCGTCGGCGCTATGGACACGACAAAACTCGGCGCACATTCGCCGTCGGGCTGTCGTATCTCGACAATCAATTGAGCTTGGTTCGTCTCATGCGGCCAATAATACGCCGGCATGTCGACCGCCAATACGTCCTCCGAAATCGCCTCAACAGTGTCACTATAGAGCGACAGAACAGCCTTCACCCGCTCCTGCATCGAGTTAACCACTCGGACCTCAACGCGCCTCGTCGGGAGATCCTCAAGTGAAATATTTTCTAGCAGTGACATTCGATGGTCCCTCTACATTGTGGGGTACGAATTGAGAGGACGCGCCCGGTTTTTCGGGGCCGGGGTACCTCTGCTGCGCTGCCGAACAAGGCCGGGGTGGGGGTGGTTGCATGCGTCACTCTGCAACCTCGTCCGCCTCGCTCAAAGGCTTGGCGTCATGTTCATTCAGGCTTCCTATCTGACCGTCGATCTCGTACCCGCTCAAGTCGATGACATAGCCAGGCGTTGAGACGTTCACGCCCACACCGACGTTGACAGTCACTCCGCTTTTCTCGTTGCCGTCCAGGTACTTGGCCGCATCCAACCGCACCTTGTCGCTCTCGCTCTTGTCCCTGAGCTCTATGCCCGTGTGCAGGTTCCGGGCTCGCTCTGAGGTCCGTAACACCTGCAATTGCTCGTTATAGTGCTGGACCACGGCTGGTTGCCGGAAAGCTTGATACATCGAGTGATCGGTCAACCCGACGCGCTGCGCTGCGGTTTTGCGGTCGCATCCTTCGAAGACCATGCATTCGATTGCGGCTTTGACCTTCCGGCTCAGGCGGCTGCCTGGTTGCCGTGCTGGTTTCCGTTTGCGCCCTGGTGCAGCGATTGGGGCTGTTCGTGCCGTCATGTGGGCTTCATCTGCTGATCTCGGGGAGGCTGCGCGCGAGAGTGCGCCGGGCGTCAAATGGTCTGCAACGCACTGACTTGGCTGGGCGCGATTTCATGAGCGGCCACAAGGCACTAACCGATTTTCGGCATGTGGATAACTCTTTATTCAGTCGATTAACTGACATTCCAGTGCGGTTGAAGGTTTGGGCTCCGGGAGCCGATTGCACGGATTACCGCATAGTGTGCATTTCCGCATCTATTGCAGGATTAATTGCCTATTCTTTGCATTCAGTGCTTGACAGGCGATATATCATGCACTATATGCAGCATTGTGCAGGTTCCAGCCGCACTGATTGCAACAGGAGACCAAGCAAATGGGTGATAGAGCACTTATCGTTTTCACGAACACCGCACGTGACGAGGTATCGCCAGTCGTTTACCTGCATTGGGACGGCCACAACGTGCCGGAATGGCTCGCAGAGCTAAAGGCGAAGATGGCCGGCCGTGAAGGTGACGTGCCCTACAGCGCGGCGCGATTTGTCGGCATCTGCCACGAACACATTGACGGAAACGTGTCTCTCGGCATGTGGAATGCGCCGACCGGCATGCTGGCAAACCCGGCAGAGCACAGCCACGGCGATGCCGGCGTGATTGTCGTCAACGCGAACGATTACAGCTGGCAGGCATTTGGTGGCTACCTCGAGAAGCAGGCCGCCTGACCCATGCCGCAGGCCACTTCATTTTTGACGCCTTCCAGATGGTCGAGAAAGTGAAGTGGCTCCGGGATCGGTCCAGCGATCCGCAACACAGGAGACCACGATGACAAGATGCGAGACAACGACCAAATGGCACCAGTCAGCTTTTGACCTATCCCGAGTGATCGAAATCCGGGAAGGCCCAGACGCCGACGGCCATAACTATGTTGATGGGCGGCATGAGGTCACGATCGCCCGCTGTGAGACCATAGAACATGCCCGCGTGATCGCCGCTGCGCCTGAAATGCTGGCCGCGTTGCATGCCGCCTTGGTTGAGATCGATCAGGAGCTTGAGCAAAGAAAGACAAGCGGCAGCGATGAACATTGCGAAGAGCTGCAGGCGGTTTCTGACCAGATATTGGCAGCCATAGGCAAGGCAGCCTGAAACAAAGCGCCCCGGACGGTTCCAGCGCCCGGGGCATGTCATTTTCACTCGATTAGGAGACCAAGCTACTATGACACGTCGCATATATCACCGCGAGCCGCGGTTGTTCAACAACGGTCTGAGAATGGCCGTCATCGCGGAATCGCTCACACGCGCCGCCTATTGGCGTCTCAGGGCGCAAGCCTGCCCGGTGCAGGAGTTGCGCGCCAGTTCCAAGCAACTCGCTCGCATGAGCCTCAGACACGCCCGCGTCATGCGGACCGGCAAGAGGGAGGCGGTCTCGTGACCGTCTATTGCCAGAAACCCGGCTGCGATCGATCCTGGCCGCGTGATCCTGCTCTTGAAGTAGCCTGCCCCAGTTGCGGGGCGGGCATCGGCCAGAAATGCAAACGGCCGTCAGGCCATACAGCCTGGCAAGGCTGGGTGCATGGCGAGCGTGACATCATCGCCGACCGGCAAGGACAGTATGGCGTCTGCCCGTCCGGCCGATGCGGATTGAAGACAGAACCGACCGACCAGGGCAATCAATACGTCATCCCGGGCTGCGAGAAGGACAAGACCAAGGGCCCGGATCAAATGGATCTGTTCTGACCAGGGCGCGCGGCGAGAACCCGCGCGCTGACTTGACAAAGGAGCAATTTGCAATGACCCATGACGCCGCCACAGCAGAGATCGTCACCATGCCTGAAACGCCGGCGCCGGATCCGTCAGCACCCGAACACGAGCGTGCCAGGTGGTGGCGCGAGAACATCGTGAAGCTGTCACGTCGGGAGCTCGCCGAGCGGATCGGCGTTTCGGAATCCACCATCACGAACTTCGAGCTCGGTCACGTGCGCGAGACCGGCAAGCCGATCGACGAAAACGCCATGCTGCGCTACCGGCTGGCCTGCGCGGCCATCACCCTGGGCGTCGAGTTTGATTGGCTGACGTGTGCGCTCGAGCCTCGCACACCCGTCAGGATCAGCGTCGAAGGACCTTCAGAAAACGTTGAGGTTTCGGAGATCAAGTTGCCGCCCAAATACTAGCGATCAAGATGGGCACTCAACAATATAATACATCGCAGCATAGGCTGAGAGCATTTGCGTTGGTTCGGATCTCCACGATAAGTCAATGAATAACGTTTTCGTTGTTGATTCTAAAGATAACCGCAAACAGACACCAGCGGGTATTTGCTCTGTTAATTTGATTTGGTTGTCAAATCTTAGCACATTCATGGGCTTATTCGTCTTGACGAGATATGATCCAATTCCGTAAGAAGACAACAATTCGAAAGGGTTGGCGTTCGATTTATCCGCTGCACGATCAGGGTAGGTAACAAATTCCGCCTCGGCACCAATAATCAAACTCATAGAATTCCAGGCGGCATCGATTTTCGGCGCCCAGTAATGACCGATCGTGAGGGGTGCTTTTACGAGCTGTGATTTCGCCACGTCGGACACCGGAACATCAGAATACTTACTCAAAACGTCGACGGCCCACTCTCTGGCGCCACTGATCTGGTCGTTCTCCGGTTTCTCACGAAGGATGCCGAGCGCAATTTCAAGCAGTTTGATGTCGAGCTCCCGGTCCTTTGACTGGAACTCGAGGCCCGCACCGACAATGGTCACGATGCCCCCGACAACGGCAGCGCCCAGCGTCGTGAGCAAGGTTTTCCACATTTCCGGCATGCGCTGAATCTAACGTACAATCGCTGACGCAGAAAGCCTGTAATTCACGCAGCATTCCTCCGTTTCACGTCCTCGATCAATCGCTGTCGTGCCGCGCTCTCGCTGATCAGCGGGTTCATGCCGCCGCCTTCCAGCGGTAGCGCCAGCTGCGCAGGATCCGGCTTGTGCAGACGGCGGATCGACTTGACGGGAACCAGCACGATCGCCAGGCCGAGCGCGCCGAGCCAAAGCGGCAGCGACACCGGGCCGATGAACCGGCCGGAATTCTCGTGGCTGAAGTTTTCCAGTTTCGCCGTGTACCCAAGCTGCAGCCCCGATCGATCATCCAATTCGTTCATCGTCAAGCCGAGCCTCTGCCGGCGCCTGCGAAGGGCAAGCGCCAGCTGCTCGTAATCCGTTACAAGGGTGGCGTGCTCACCGATCAGCATTCATCGCGTTCGCAAGCTCAGCCGAGAGTGCCTCAAATTTTTTCGCAACTCGATCCCGTTCGGCTTTCGGGATAGCGCGGATGATCCTTGCATTGCGCACCCTGCGCAGGTTGTGCAGCGCCGCCCACGCCGGGCCCGCATGTTTCTCCGCCAGCTTGACCAGTTGCGGTGGAGACGGCGCAAATGCGAAATTCTCGTCACCCGTCACGCCGCGGCCCTGCAGCCAGTCGCGGCACGCCAGGGCGATCGCCCATGCCGGAAACATTTCAAGCGCTGACAGATAGGCCCGGGAGCGATATTTCGCGCTCTTTTGCTCCAACGCCTGGGAGGGGAATGCCACCATCAGCTGCGTCACGATCACACCGGCATCCGCCGCTGTTGCCGGGCGCAGCGCCCGTGACAGGACGTCGACCTCCGCGTCGAGCCAGCCGCGCTGATCCGCTGTCGGCGCCCGGTCCGAAACGATCTCGGCCGGCCGCAGGATACCGTCGCCCTCAATCGCATTCAGACAATGCGTCAGCCATCCCGGCAACGAAGGGATGCGCGGGGCCCTCTCTGCCACGCTGATCGGATCGTCCTGATATTTCGCCAGGGCTGTAGTCATCGTTCCATCGTCCTTGATTGAGCCAGGTTATCGCTTGAGCAACGTAGGTCGTGCCGATCTTGCCATCGGCCTCCAGGCCGGTGCGGTATGCCGCGGCGGCGGCGACGATCCGTGCCGGGTCAACGCCGCTGTTGAGCACGGCAACGAATTTCTTCAGCGCCGGAGCACGCGGATTCGAACCGGCCCGCCTCGGGTATTCGGACCAGAAGGCCTCGAAGTGTGGAAGGGCGTTCGATTTGGTCCAGTGAATCCCGTCTTTTTTGCCTATAGGTTTTTTCTTATCTGTATCTGTATCTGTATCTGTATCTGGGGCCGTTTCAGTAACGTTTCTGGAACGTTGCCGATGGCGTTTCACTCGCTCAGTAGAAGTGTCTGATTTATATTGCCGTTTCTTCCATGAAACGATTTGAAACGTTTCACCAACCGTTACGATCAGACCGGCCTCAACAAGAGTGTGAAACGCCGATGAAACGGTCTGTTTTGTTTCACGAAACGCGAATGAAACGTCATCGATCGTTCCAATATTGCCGTCCTTTGAATTGAGATTGCAGGCAAGATACAGGGCATTGTGCCAAGCCTTGAACGCAGCATCCGGCAACCGCTGGATTTTCGGATCGTTCAGTGTCTCACCATAGGCCCGGAACCATTGGTTCATGCGGCACGCTCCTGCCTGATCCAGCCGGAGCCTTCGCTGACCGAAACTGCAGCGTGTGCCTCGCAATAGGGCTGACGGTTGCCCTTCATCACCGGCTGACCGCAGCAGACGGCATTTTTCATGTCGTCGTTGATCATCCAGGCGCACTGCTTGTCCCTGCGCGTTAGGAACGGGATGCCGATCCCATGCAGCGGCTCGATCTCCGTGTGCGCCGGCTCAGCCTTGGCTTTTGGCTTCGTCTTGGCGCGTTTCATCCTGATCGGATGCGATCGCCCGCCTGTTCCGCCCTGCCCATCCCGGTTGACGGCAATGCGCCCTCCGCCGCCGTTCAGCTGGATCCTGTAACGACTGGCATAGCCGATCACCATGTTCCGCGTTGCCCCGTCGATCTGCATTGCGATCTGGCCTGCCGACAAGCCGGCCGATGCACCCTGCTCAATAATTTCGATACGCCGCTCCGGCGTCAGGTCACTCCACATGGCCGCTCTCCGTGATCAGCTTTTCCAATCTGTTTCTTGTGAGCCTGGCAGCGTGGCCGTTCGACCGCGGCGTGCAGGCGAAGCGGAAATGAATCTCCTCGCCGTTCAATTCGAACTCGACGAATGCGTGTGTCGTCTTGCCCCATCTGGCATTGCGGATCTTGTGATCTTTCAGGACCGCCGTGACCGCCCGGCCGACTTCGCCGAACTGCCGCCCGTTCGTGTACTTGCGCGGGCTCATTCCGGCACCTCGTCGCGCACCAGCCAGCGCACCGACGGCTCGCCGTCATAGCCCCGCAGCCAGACGTACCAGGCGAAATCCTTCTTGCCTCCGCCAGGGCTCTCGCCGGCCTCGATCACCGGCCCCGGTGGCATCGACGGTCGCGGCGAGATCAGCCAGACCCGATAGAGCCCGGTCCCGCGCAACCATTTGCGCGCATTGAGCCAGGCCGTGGGCAGGACCAGCGCCACCTTGCGGTTCGCGATATTTAGAGCATGGCGTACGAAACACTCGTCGGGCTTACCCCGCGGGTCGCAGAGGCCGAAAGGTGGATTGCTGACGATATTGTCTGCAGACGAGTGGCAATCCCGAAAGTCCTTCGTGGCCATGCAATAGAAGGACCGGTTAACAATATCCCTGCCGACTACTCGGTAGCCGGCGCTCTGCGCTGCGATTAGGATCCGCCCGAGACCACAGGCAGGATCGACAATGCAGCCGTCGAAGGGCTCATGTTCAAACAGCCGCTTCGAGACCCATTCAGGCTCGACATACCAGTCCTCCGGATGCCGGTCCCACAGATGCGCATTCTTCTCACGCATCACGGAAGCCCCGCGGCCAGCTGCTGTCTGACAGAGCGTGCACTTCGACATGCAGCGCCGCGCGGGAGCCGAACAGTTTTGCAAAGTGTACAACCGCCACCCGGGCGTCGTCAGTCCATACGATCTGATTGAGACCGTCCTTGACGATCTTCTGGATGTTATCGCCGTCGGGCTTTGTCGCCTTGAAATGGCTGTCGACTTCCACCCGCCGTCTCTTGGTCATCGACTTTGGCCAGGGGTAAACGGCGATCAGCCGCAACTCGACAGCATGGTCGACAGGATCGCGATCGCCCATGGCATCCGCTGCCAGGGAACGAATGACGGCCTTATAATCGCGCTGCCGCTTGGGCGTGAACCGGGGCGTGCCCTTGCCGCCGCCGGTCCGCGCCCAGGGCACGATATTGCCCGGCACCTGAAACGAGACGATCATGCAGGTTCCGTTTCGGGCTCCGACGTTTCATCGAACTCGGCGATCGGGGCCGCCTCGGCGTGATCAGCTGGGGATTGATCAGCTTGGTCTCCGTTATCCGGGGCGGCCCCTTCTTCTCCGGCGGTGTCGCCTGCGCCGGAGGAAGCGGATTTCTCCGCGTTCTTTTTTTCCATCGCCGATTTCAGGTCCTCACCCATCATCCGCTGGCCTTCGTGCCAGCCGCGCATCCAGGCCTGCCCGGCTTCCGTCGATTCCTCGTGCGGCGGCTTGGGATCCCTGGCCAGCAGACCGGCGGTCCGCCCGGCCGCGAATGCCGCATCGGTGAGTGGCGTGCGGTCAGGCTCGCTGAACAGGTCAATCTGCTGGCCGACCGGCAGGCCCATCCAGGCGGCAATCTGCATCCACTCCTTCATCTCGTCGACAATGATCGAATCGTCCTCGATATCGTTCATGCGCATCGCTTCGTCGATCAGCGCCAGCTTGAAGCCGTCGGCCTTCGCCAGCTTGCGCAGCCGGTTCAGTTCCTCGCGCTCGCGCTGCACCGCAGCCGCTTGCGCCACGATCGGGTTGAGATGGTGGAAGAACAGCGCCTCGCGCTCCTCCGGCGTCAGTTCTGTTGTGAAATTCTCGCCGCTTTCGTCCGTCATTGCTGGTCTCCTATGCTGCTTCGAGCTCGTGCCGGCCTTGCCATGCCGCCAACGCCGTTTCGACGGTGGCGGCGGAAAGCCCGGTCAGTTCCGCGATGGTGTTGATGTTCTCGCCTGCGCCTTCCAGGATGATCGCCCGGCGGATCGCTGTGGTCAGCGCCACGTCGCCGACATTGAAGCCGCAGCGCGTCGAATAGGCGGCCTCCATGAGCAGCCTGGCATAGGACGATGGCATCATGCCGTGCTCGGCGCCCAGCTTCTTCAGGCCCCTGAACACGCGCTCGTCGATCTGAAAGGCGATGCGCTTCATCTTCACGGTCGGCGGCCGGCCGGCTTTCTTGCGCATCAGCACCAGCCCCGCCAGATGGCGTAAAGCACCCATTCGTCATAGCCAGTCGGGATCGTGCCGACCGAACGCCAAAACTGGTTATGTCGATCGACTTGCCCTTCGTGCCACACCGCCCGCAATTGGCGGATCACCGGCAGCCGCAGGATCAGCGGCGCCTTGGGCGGCAGGATCCAGTTGTTCTGCTGGCCGTGCAGGTGCCAGAGACCGTCACTGTCGGCGCGGGCGCTCATTCTGCCGGCCCCTGTCCGGATCGACGAGCTCCGGCGCGATACATTCCGCCAATGACGCCGCGCCGCGCCTCAATCTCCGGGCGATAGAAAGCCTCGTCCCGAGCGGTACAAGCCGCCGCCAGCCTCTCGGTCTCGGCAATGAAGTCGTAGTGTTCACGTCTGGCCTCCTGCAGGGCATGGCGCTCCGCGATCGCCCGCTCCATTTCCTTGATCTCACGGTGCTCGATACGCGCCGCCTCACTGCCCCAAAGCGCTCTCACCCGCCGCAGGGTCCAGCGCTCGTTGATCCTTGAAAGCCTTTGGTGGGCCTTGAACCAGAGAGCCTTTTTCGGCTCGTCCGGGCCGCGCGGTCCGGCAACATCGCGGATCAGTTCCGCTGCCAGGCTCGCGTCAGACATTTCCGTATTCCTGGGTAAAACAGCCATGCGCTCGCTCACTCCGCTTGGTATCTCTCAACGCATGGACAGCGGAGAGATTGCGGAACAGGGAGAACGAGACAGCCTTCAGTCGAAAATCATGGAAGTCGCGCGGTGCACATGCCCCTCCGTCTGCCGCGTGAAGGAAGCCGGGACGCGGCCTGTGCCTGAACCGCGTCCCGGTCCTCCGGGCAAAGCCCCCTGTGGGCCCGGAAAGGGATAGACGCCCCGGAATCATTCCGCCGCCTCGGTGGCGACCGGCGCATCGAACATGTCCGGTCGAAGCTCGTGCTTGCCGACCTGGCCGTCCGTGGCGCGGTGAATGGCTACAGCCAGTTCTGCGCTGCATTGCTTTGATTCGTTCAGTGCGAACGAAATGCCCTGCTGGCTGACACCCCCAAGCTCTGCCAGCTTTGCCTGCGATCCGGCGATTTCGATCGCCTTCCGCACCAGTCCTCTCCAATCAGTCATGATTGCCCGTTACCAGCAAACCGGTCAAATTGTCAACCAGATATCTGTTAAGACTGGTTACAAGCTTGCTGGTATGATGCCTTGATGAGTGAACTGGCAGAAAATTTAAAAAGCAGGTGCAAGGCCTTAGGCTGGAGCCAGGCAAGGCTGTCAAAAGAGATATTATCTGTGACCGGCGATCGCGTTTCGCAGCAAACGATCGCCGGAATTGAAACTGGTGAGCATTTGCACACGAGATATTTGCCGCAGATCGCCAGAGCACTCGGTGTGAAGGCGGACGATCTCGATCCGGCCTATTCCGGAACCACGAGCGACCAAGGAATGTCAGACGTTCGTCAGGCAGACATTGTGCCGCCCCGTTTGACTGAAATGGAACGTGACGTCCCGGTCATGGGTACAGCTGCCGGTTCGGAGCAGGGTTCATTTCATTTTGAGGGTGGTGTCGTCGATTATGTCCGCCGACCGCCGGCCCTGATCGCGGCCCGGGACGCCTATGCAATCTTCGTCACTGGCGATTCCATGGAGCCCGTTCATCCACAGGGCGAGCTCAGATTCGTTCACCCGGGGCGCCAGCCGCGGTCCGGCGATTCGGTGCTGATCCAGTTACAAGAACAGGATGACGGCTCGGTCGAGTGCTTTATCAAGATCCTGAAGAAGCGGGCCGGCGGCCAAATCGTGACCGAGCAGTTGAACCCAGCCAAGGATCTGAAGTTCGATGACGCCAAGGTGCTTTACATACACAAGGTGCTGACGATGAACGAGCTGTTTGGTGTTTGAACACGACGATTCAGAGGGTCCGGAATCTATTGTTCTGCCGGTTATCGTACTTGGCGCATCAGCTGGATTGCTAGCAATTGGACTGCTTGCAGGTGTTGCTTGGATCGGCGGGCTATTTGGATCAATGGTCGGCACTGCAGCCGACCTACTATTCGTAGCGTTCGTGTTCTTTGGTGTCTTCGCGATCCGATACAAATACTGGGTCCCGGTGGTAGCTGTTTCATTGGCCAACTCATCACTGATTTGGGTCGGAAATCTGGATATTGAACACCGGATAAGCGGCGATTTCCCCAGGTTCTTCGATCCGCTTCTTCTGTCCGCATGGGCGGCGGCAATCATTATCGGATCGTCACGCATATTGACCAGGATCTTCTGGCTGGTTGTCAAAGAACGATCAGAATAACCAGAAAACCGGTTGACAATTTAACTGGTAAACTGGTAATCGTCTCTCCATCGATAACGGAGAGGCGCGATGGCACAGGTTCACGAACGCTTTGGCAATGAGCGGGTCGACGTGACGATCACGGCGGCAACGCTTGCGGACGCCGAGGCCGAGCGGGACCGCTACAAGGTCAGCTATTCGCCATTGGGTTACGGCACTTTTTTCGAACAGGGCCGGGTCAGTGACGATCGGGCCGTGATCTCCGGATATCGCTACTACTCATGCGATTAGGAGACCAGGCATGTTCACACAGATCGACCGGACGGACCGGGCGGCCAAGAAGCTGATCGACGCCCTTGACGACTTCAAGGCGCAGGTCGCAGACCTGTCCGCGCTGGCGCAGGAAATGGCGCAGATGACAACCAACCTGACGGCTGGCGCCATACCCGAGGGCGTGAAGCCCGACGCCAAGCGGCCGGAGAACGCCGCTGCCGGCGCGCTGGCCAGCCTGCAGGACAACGTGTCCAAAGCCGTCGGCGCCGGCCGCGGCAAGGTCGAAGTCGCGAAATGAACCTGACAGAAACCGACCGCATCACGGAACCGGGTTTCTACCGGATCCCCGAGCCGGTCTATCACGCCGACCCGTGCCCGGCACCCAGCCTGTCGTCGTCGATCGCCCGCAAGCTGATCAACGATTCGCCGCGCCACGCATGGACGGATCACCCGATGCTCAATCCTGACTGGGAGCCCGACGAGCCGTCGAACCGGCTGGAATATGGCAGCGCCTGCCATCGCATCCTGCTCGGCAAGGGCTCGGAGATCGATGTGCTGCCGTTCAAGACCTACCAGAGCAACGCCGCGAAGGAGGCGCGCGCCGAGGCCATCGACGTCGGGCTCACACCGATCAAGGAGGATAGCTACCATCAGGCGCTTGAAATGGTCGAGGCCTTCAAGGCGCAGATCAATCTCTTCCCTGATTATGTCTCGACACTGTTCGGCGCCGGCACGTCCGAGGCGGTCATCGCCTGGCAGGAGTCCGGCTTCTGGTGCCGGTCGATGATCGACAAGCTCTATATCGGCGACGATCGCGTCGTGATGTTCGATTACAAGACGACCGAGGCCAGCGCTTCGCCCTATGCGGTCGGCAAGCGGCTGTTCGACATGGGCTACGACGTGCAGTCGGCGTTCTATCGCCGCGGACTGGAGGCGCTGCTCGGCGCAGACAGAACGTTTTCGTCCTACATCGTCAGCCAGGAAGTAAAGCCGCCCTATGCCGTGAGCGTCGTCGAGCTCTCGCACGAGGCCTGGCAGCTCGCCGGCAAGAAGGTTCTGGCGGCGCTGGCGCTGTGGGAGCGCTGCATCAAGGGCGATGCCTGGCCGTCGTACCCGCCGATCGTCGCCACGGCCACGCTTCCGTCATGGCACGAGCAGATGTGGCTTGAGCGCGAGGTCAATGATGACCTGCTGAAATCCGTCGATATCGCCGGCTTTGCCAAACCGCTGGAATTGCCGGCGAAACCGATCGCGGGGCCGTGCTGATGAGCCCTCGTTATTCAATCCGTCGTCAGGACACTATCGAATTCAGCTTCCATCTGGTGTTCGAAAGTCGAGGCAATATGCGCTTCTCTCGCGGCGCACCGGCTCTTGAGAGCAACGAACGGAGCATGTCGATTACGGCAACCTTGCCGATATCACTGTTCAAGACGCCGCAACTTCGCGGCACGATCAAGTTCGACGACCCCGAGGCGGCAGACCGCCTGTTTCACGACATTGATGTTGCCGAAGCATCAGATGCGCTTTCCGGCGCATTGGGCGTGGACATTGATCTCGTCGTGAACAAGCCGGAGCAAGACAGTGGCTGAGACGAAGTGGCCGGAAGGGCCTTGGTGGGTTGAGCCAGATGACCGAATGGACTGGAACAATCATATTGTTTCTGAAAGCGGGCGCATCTGTTTCATGGCGCACAGTGGCACAGATGACAATTCCAAACTTGAAGCTGCCGCCCACCTGATCGCCGCCGCTCCTGCGCTTTATGAGGCGCTGAAGGCAGCAGAGCGTCTGCTTGATGAATCCGAAAAGGCATTTGAGGAGGAGTTCGGAAACATCAACCCTTGGCAGGAATTGCCAGACGGAGAATTGATCGTTGCCGGTCTCGCCAGTGCAAGGGGAGAGAGCGAATGACCATCACCTTCCGCCCAGCAGTCCGACAGGACAGTCAGATCCTCCTCGGCCTGGCCGGCCCGTCCGGCTCGGGCAAGACCTTTTCCGCGCTGGCGGTTGCATCTGGAATCCAGTCTGTTACCGGCGGCGAAATCTTCGGCATCGACACCGAGAACGGCCGCATGACGCACTATGTCGGCGAGTTTCAGTTTCAGCATGGAGCGCTCGATGCACCCTTCACGCCAGAAGCCTACATGGACGGCATCAGGACGGCCAAGAGCGCCGGTGCCCGGATCATCATCATCGACTCCATGAGCCACGAGCACGAGGGTCCTGGCGGGATCCTCGAGCAGCACGAGGCCGAGCTTAACCGTATGGCGGGCAACGACTGGAAGAAGCGCGAGCGCGTCAAGTTCGCCTGCTGGATCAAACCAAAAAAGGCGCACGGACTGTTCGTCAACGAGGTCCTGCAGGTCGATGCGCATTTCATCTTCTGTTTCCGCGCCAAGGACAAACTGGCGATGGTGAAGAACGCTGAGGGCAAGCAGGAGCCTGTCTCCATCGGCTGGACACCGATCTGCGCGGACCGGTTCGAATACGAAATGACGTCAAACCTCATCCTGCCGCCGGGCTCGGAAGGCCGGCCGGATTTCACCGCTCAGTCGACGAAGCTGCCGGCGCCGCTGCGGCACATCTTCAGCCAGGGCATGCAGTTGTCGCGCGAGACGGGCAGGGCGCTGGCGGAATGGTCGCGGGGAAGCGCGCTGGCAGACAAACCTGCCGCGGATGCGAATCCGCAACCCGTTGATCCTGACATTCAGGCCAAGGCGCGGGCGATTGCCGAGCAGGGCGGTCTGGATAAATACCGCTACTGGTTCCAGGGATTGACCAAGGAAGAACGGCAAGCGGTCCTGCCTGTCCATGACGAATGCAAGCGCGTTGCCGAGGAAAACACGTTCCCGGGCGACAGGCCGATGGAGCCGGCATGATCAAAGCTGTCCTGTTCGCCGCATTCATCGTCCTGTCGGTTTGGGTCTTCGTGCAGATCTTTTCCGACCGCGCCTTCATTCCCGTGCAGACTGTCAGCGAGGGGCTGTGATGATCACCGATGCCGACAAACTCCGCTCACTTGAGCGCGAGATCAAGATGCGCAGGCGGGTCTATCCGCGATGGGTCGAGGCTGGTCGGATGACGCAGCAACATGCTGACCACGAGATCGCTTGCATGGAAACGATCGCGGAAGACTACCGCCGGCTGGTCAGGCCGCAGCTGTTTGAAGAAGGAGACCAAGCATGACGAACAAGAACGGCATCGAAGTTGTTATCCCACATTGGGACGTCGACCAATTCGCGCGGGCAATCGCAAATGCAGCCTATGACGGCGATGACATCGAGACACGCTTGACGCGGAAATTCGAGACGCTCCTGTCGGAGAAAATCGAGGAAGCAATAAACGCGCTGATTGACACCAGGTTGGAGGCAATTGTCGACGACGTATTCGACAAGGGAATTATCGTCTCCGAAGACTGGGAAGACAAAGTACAGCGCAAACCAATTTCAGAAATCGTGGCTCAAGCCGCCTCTGAATGGGCGACGAAGAAGCAGAACGACGGGTACGGGTCCAAGGGCAAGACTCATATCGAACTGATTGCTGAAAAACACATCAGCGCCGGACTGAGTACGGAGGCTGAGAAAATCATGAAGGAGGTTCGCAACGACGCCATTGCAACGGCCCGCAAGAGAATCTCCGATACCGTGGCCCAGAGGTTATTCCCAGGCAAAGACAGCAAGCTTCCATTCTGACGGGGAGAATTTGATGACCGATATCGCATTTGAAGGTTGGGCCATTGTCGAATTGATGGGGCACAGGGTCCGCCCGGGTTACGCGAAAGACGTTGAACTGGCCGGCGGCAAGATGCTCCGAATCGACATACCGCTGGAAAGTGGCGACATCACCGAGTTTTATGGCTGCTCGGCCATCTACTCCATTCGACCCGCTTCTGAAGAAATCGTTCGCGACGCGGCAAACCGGCATGGAGATCCGCGCCCGGTGCGGCCGGTCAGCTACCGCGAACCCGAGCAGCTACCCGACGACTCTTACCCGGAAGAGGATCACTTCTGAGCATGCCCCGACTAGGACCAGCCACAAACAAGCGCGCCGTGCGGCCCATGCCGAACACAGACGGCCGCCCGCTGCTTGAGCGTGCCGTTGGGATAGCTGAGAAACGCGGGTTGATGACGTGCAGCCAGAAATGGTTCGAGGTATGCGACTTCGGCCTGATCCAGTTGATCTACTCGCATCAGGACGGCCAGGCACGCGGTCTGAAGCGCCTTGATGACATGCTGGAAAGCCTCATCCTGCCGCCGGAGGGCAGGCCGTCGAAAGAGGATATCGCCCGCGACGAGACGCTGCAGGCGGTGCGCAACGCGATCCATGCGCTGATAGCCGAACCCGAACTGCCGGAACCAGGTCCGCCGGATGATGCAACTTTTCGTCTTCGATAACGAGATCGCCGAGCTGCTCGGCATGGGCGAGGACAGTTTTCGCACGACCGTCAAGGTACTGGAGCGAAGCGGGTTCCCGCAGAAAGACCCGCAGTTCGGTGGCCGCCGCTACTGGCCGGCCGTCAAGGCGTGGCTGGACAAGCGTTATGGTATCGGCACACAATCGAACCCGATCAGGATCGACGGCGAGGAGCAATGGGATGAAAAGGTCTGACGCCCCCGGTTTGATGGAAAAGAAACGCCGCGGTCGCATCGTCGGCTATTACTGGGTTGCCAGGCGCGCCAGCAGCAAGGCCGCCGGCTATGAGCCGAAGACGGTTCGCCTCCACTACGACACGCCGGAAGAACGCGCCAGCCGCTGCCGGATCCTGACGGCCGAGCTCCTGGAATGGCTGGCCCGCACCGATGCGCCGGACGAAATCAACTATGACGGCACCATCAGGAGCCTGATCCGGGCCTATCAGACGGATCCCGACAGCCCCTATCAGGAGGTCAAGGAGTCGACGCGCCAGCGCGATTACGACCCGAGCCTTCGAATTGTCGAGGCCGCGGTCGGCACTCGCCGTGTCGACGCGCTTACGATGAAGGATTTCAAGCGCTGGCACCGGAAATTCGCGGAGCCGGCGGAGGAGGGCGGGGAACGGCGCCCCAGGCGCGCGCATGGCGCGATCACTGCGCTGCGGATGATCTTCAAATACGGCTCGACAATGAACTGGCAGGACTGCCGGATCGCAAGGAGCATCCTGTCCGATATGCGCTTCAAGCGGCCAGAGCGGCGCAGGGAGGCGTTGAACCGCGATCAGGCGGCAGCGGTCATCGAGGAAGCGATCGCGCGCGGGCAATTGTCTTTGGCGTTGGCACAGGCGCTTCAGTTCGAATTGTCGCTCCGCCAGATCGACGTCATCGGCGAGTGGCTGAAGACAAACGAGCGGTCGGGCATCGTCTACAACGGCCGGCGCTGGACGAACGGGCTCACCTGGTCGAACGTCTCGCCCGATCTGATCCTGATCAAGCGGACATCGAAGACTGACGCCCGGGGCGAATGGAACCTGAGACTGTTCC